CCTCGTCTAAACAAGAGGAAGGCAACTGAACCAATGAATTCCACATCTATTATCTCTGCATCAAATTTCCATTTAGACCATGCAGACTGTAATTTTTCTTTGTCATTATAGTAGTACTTGTAAACTGTTAGTTCCTTCCTGTCAGAGTCAGATAACACTAAAAGTACCTCTTCATTAGAAGATACCGCCATTTTCTTAACAGTACCTTGTATGTACTCAGGTACATGGGCAGAAACCTCATTAGCATCATTTGTTTCAGATGCAATATCAATGAAATATTCTCGGATACCTGAGTATGACCCACGTTGAAATGGGAAGAATATTGTTTTACCTGCTGGCACAGGCTTTGTGTCTGTAGAGGTCTCAAAGTTCGTAGCAACATCAACTGTTACTGAGGTAGGGGTAAGGAACTGGTCAGACGTTAGTTTGAACTGCTGGAGATCTGAGAACAATATAAGGCTTTCCTGAAATGGAATAGCAGACTTAAGTATGGCAACTTGATTATTACTAACTGCTACATCAATAACTGCTGTATCTAAAACGGATAGTACTGTGGTATGGAAGAAATTGAAATATTCTCCTGCTTCAGATAGTATCACGTTCTCATCTGATACAAACCCTAAACGATTCCTGTGAAAGAATATATCATTAATTACATATAAGGCATCAGTAGCATCTGTACTTCCTTTATAGTTACCGAAGGAAGGGAATGGGTTGGTACCTGAGTCTCCAACTGTTCGCTTTGACCAAGTAATAGGTTTAAGTGTGAAGTAAATCGAATCTGCAACTCCATTTACTGTACCAAAGTTTTTGTAAATTTGAACAGGCATGGAAGAATTATCTAAAGATGTACGGGCTTCTTTAGCAACAAGAACTTGCCTAGCGGCTCCACCTGTATCACCAACTAATCCACCGGGGTACCTTGGTCTAGCAGTTTCTTTCCATACACCACTAACCCAATGTACGTAGTAGTCATCCTGACCTTGATCTTTAGCACCTGATATTTTAGCCACAAATCCCTCTGGTACTTTTGAACCCGGTAAGTATCCAAACTTTGCTACTTCATCACTTCCATTAAGTGCTCTCATGTAAGTGTCACCTTTACCATCTGTAACCTCTACTGTAAATGGATACGTACTATTACTTATGTGGATAATACTTTCTGTCCCATCTAGTACATCTCCATCAGAATCTTTAACAGTAAAGTATTGTTCTTTACCAGTTCCAACGGTAGTACTAAAAGCACTTAGTCCACCTGTGTGACCAGTATATGACCCATGATCAATTACACCCTTTTTACCAGAATATGTGGTGGTACTATCCGCTTCAACAACTCTAATATTCAGAGGATCAGTTGATCCACCTTTTACTTTGAGTTCAACTGCTTGAGTTAATAAAGAAGATCCAGCATTGTATATATTATATGCAATATTACCTACAACAACTGCTTGTTGATTATTTATTGACTCATTATTAGGAGATGTTTCTCCCCCACTTCTACTTTTAACTTTGTTATCTGGAGTATGCCATACAAATTCAGTTGTCAGTACCTTTGCATCAAGAGTGTGTACTCCTGAACCTACGTCTGTGATGTTTACAACTGTACCATCCTTAACAGCAGATAGGGTGAGGGTATCATCCTCAGGAGTTGTAAGAACATAATAAATAGTATCTATAGCTAATCCATCTGGAAGATCACTAGCTGATGTAGTAACTGTTATAACATCGTCATTAACCAATCCGTGATCAGCACTTGTGGTTATTACATTTGATGTAGCGGCAGTAAAAGTGAATGTTGGTCTACTTGTTTCAGGCTCTCCATTATCAGTTAAGGATCTAAATTCCTTTATAACTATTTTATAGTCTGCACCAAAGTCTCCTATCTTAAAATATATTAGTGATTCATAGGTTCTTGGAGCCGCAGGTTCACCTGCTACAGCAGCAGTAGCAGATTGTTTTATATAAGTAGTTTTATTAAGTATAAATGTGAAGTCAGCAATTGTGGTTGCAGATAACTTATTAGGTCTAAATATACCAGTACCACTAGAAGTAAAGTTACTTAGATATGATAATACTGTACTGTCTATAGTTTCTGATGCAGTTATATCTGTCGTTCTATCATCTGAAGTTATAAATACTTCTTCACCCGGATTCCCAGTAGCATATCCTGTGATGTCAATTAGTTTGACTTGAGAAACTAGAAATACAGTATGAGTACCAGATCCAGTTCCTGTTATATTTACTGCACTTCCTCCACTTGTAGCTGATACTTTAAAAGTGTTTACTGCACTATTAATAACAAAATAAGATGTTAGTAATGCTAATCCAGCAGGTAATGTGGTAGTAGTAGTGAATTGAACCTCATCCCCATTTATTAGTGTATGTCCTGTGACAGTTATAGTTTCTGTTGCAATTGCAACATCTGTTGTAGCAAATGTTTTGTAAGAAGATTGTCCTCCTTTAATAATTAGAGCATAGGCTTCATCCTCTGATCTCCTAATGGTGTGAATGAATACATCATTACTATCACTAGAAGTTACGCCAGCTACTTCTGTAATGTGTTCTGTACATGGTCTCTTCTCTAAACCTCTAGCAATGTGAGACAATCCATTTTCCTGTATCTCACCCTGAGTAGGTAATCTAAGTGTAGCAGGTTGTTGTGAGACTCCATTAATTAGACTTGGAATTGTTCCTGATATTAATGCCATTATTTAACTTATTGAAGCAGTTGAAGTTGTGGTCTGTCCAGACCTTCTGTTTAATACTCTATAAACATCGTAATCATCAAATATTGTGTAGTCACCAGTATCAGATTCATATTGTAATAAATCAGACCATGCTTGTGTTTCATCTTCTTGAAAGAATCTGTGTAACTCACCTGATCCCACTACTCTATCGTGGAATATACGTGCAGATTTAACAGCAATGTATCTCCGTGCTGCTTCTGGTAAATCTTTAAATGCTAGAAATACTACTTGATCTATCTTTATTGCTTCTCCAAGAGTAAACTGGTGAGTATTCTTTTCTCTATCATATAATTTTCTTGCTCTTTCAACAATATCTGAAGTACTACTTCTTACTTTAGAAACAGAATCCACTCGTAAAATATTTGACCCTAAATCTATTTCTCCATTATTCTTAGGTGTTCTTGAAACATTAAACTCTAAATTAAAAGTCCATCCTTTAGCTTGAACTGCTCGTGAAGTATTCGTTAGTATATCTCGTGCAATAGAGGCATCTTGTAGTCCTGCTAAGTCATCTAAATTGGAAACGGGCTGTTCTCCAATAGTTGTGAGCATCATATTGACTGCCTGGATTTCAGTCATCACCGCTATATCAGGCATAGTATCCTTTAGTAAAAAAAAAGGGAGTACCTTAATTAAAAAGTACTCCCTTTATAGTTAAACTGTAACTACTATGTTACAGCATGCAAACTAACAGCACATGCTGGGCGCAAAATGTTGTGACCCATAGCATACTTAGATACAATTAATGTACCCTGTCGTGTAATCTGATACTCAGATTCTACAGACATATCCATGAGTTTAACAGTTGCTACAGCATCCACAGTCATCACTAGAGCACGAACCTCTAGGGCAACATTGGAAATATACTGGTTATCACCAGATGCAAAGTCATCTGTATTATCTCCAGCCGGAATATCATACACAGTTGCACGGTTAGATTCCGCAGCAATAGGTGTAGGTGCATCAGTATTAGCAGCTACATCTTTGTGTAATATTGGCTTTCCTGCCGATAGTGCAGAGTTAGAAGATGCTTGATACCATAAGTTCGATACCCAAGTATTACCAGAACTATAGTAACCCAAGTGTGGAGTTACATATATAGGCATACCTAGAATAGTTGGAACTTGTCCTGTAGCAACACTTCCTCCACCACCAATATCTCTATTGAAGATAGCAAGGTCATTCAAGTTGCTTGAACCAGATACTTTAAACATATCATAGTACATATCAACTGGCATAACCACGAAAGGATCACCCGGAACATTATTGTTATCAAACACTCGCTTTGCATCCATGATTGCTTGAGCAATTTTCTTTGGGTCTCTAGCATCCCCGGCTGCTGAACCTATAACCACGTTAGGGGTATAGTCCTCGTCATCAAAAGCAGTAAATTCCTGAATCATTCCTGTTTCTCCAGCAATTGTGGCATTCTCACACAGAGAACCTTTAATTGCCATTCTTAGAATGTTTTCATCTGCAACTTTTGCAAGTCCAAATCCCGCTTCTTGGGTATAGATTGAGCGAATATCATAATGAGACATAGCCTCATCAATATTCGGAACGAACTGTGCATTGACTAGTAAATCATCAATGGTTACAATACGTTCACCTTGTTTTGCCTTTGTAGGTACCAACTCGGTTCCCGGTGTATGGTAAGATGCATCTCTGTATCTACCTGTCATTGGGAACTGAGCAGATTTACCTTTTGAGATCGTGCGAACACGATGCAAAGGCATCATTATATTCTTAGATTGGAACGCTGTAAGCACTTCTCCCGCATACAGCTTCAGAAATAACGCACGTGCTGATCCAGCACCTGTTGCAGCGTTATTTACACCCGCTCTTTGAATATTAGCATAATCTGCCATATTGTTTTTCCTTAGATTAAGGGTTATTGATTAATAACTCAGAAATCTTGGTCTCACAAAGTTCGGTACA